CACCAACAACTGAAGGTATAAGGTATACCAGTGGTATTGCTAGAGCACTAGCAGAAAGTATTGGCTACGATTTATTTGAAGCTGAAGCCCCGGCCGACAATCAAAGTAGTAGTTATGCTGCCGGCGCGGCAGCAGGTAGTGCATCAGCACCAGCCGAAGAAGATCCAGATCTAAAAGCATTACAGGCAATTATGATGCAATTAAATGATATTTCTGATCCAAAAGTTGAACCAATCAAAGATCGTTATGCAGCATTGTTACAAATGATGGACACTACCAAAAAGGCAGCAGCCGATAAAGAAAAACAAGCCGCTGACACTAAGAACGCACAAGCAGAAGCAGATGCACTTACAAGAGAAGGTCTAAAGAAAAAAATCGCAAGATTAAAAGAATTATTAGACAAACAAAAAGCTAAAAAAGGTGGTATAACACCTGGACAGAATGCTAGAGATGATTTATTAGCAAGACAGGGATCCACTACAGACCCATTAGCTAGAGATGATGCAACTAAAAATGCACTCCCTAAGGGAATGACTATAGAAAATTTAAGCGAAAGTGAAATCATTGCGAGACTACGTAAGCAGTTAGAGGATATTGAAAATCGTATTGATGAAGGCGATGACATAGATGAAAATGTGTTCCAGGCTATTGGTCAAGGAGTTAGGGGCGCAGTTAACCTTGGTAGAAACTTTATTGGCGGTATAGGCGGTAGAGCAGCCACAGGCACAGTTAGAAGTGCTGACGAACTAGCTGCGGCACAAAAAGCTACCAACGCCGCAAGAAAGGCTGCTGGTAAGAAACCATTAACACCAGCACAACAAGCTCAACAAGCTAAAGCAGGTATTGGTGCTGTCAACCCAGCAAGCAAAGCAGCTAGAGTAGCTAACACAGCTGGACAAGTAGTTAGAGCTAATCCAGTTAAAACAGCATTGGCAACTGCTGCCGGTGGCGCAGCCATAGGTTATGGATTAAACAAAGACGATCCAAAACAAGACGTTACTCCAGTACCAACTCCAGGACCAGTAGGACCCGTACCAGCACCTGATCCAAGTCCAGCACCAGCACCAGCACCAAGTCCAACTCCAGCACCAGCACCAAGTCCAACTCCAGCAACACCGGTTGATGATCCAGATATGAAAGAGATTGGGCAATTAATGAGTGATATTGGTCAATATACTCTTAGCCAAGATGCTCCTGCAGATGTAATTGATATGGCTACCAAAGAATTGGATGCTGCGAGAAAGGCATTGAAAGAGCTAGGACTAGATGCCCCTGCAGAAGAATAAAATCTTTATTCAAATAAAACGGCAAATTTAATTTGCCGTTTTTTTACCTTTGCTTGACTTAGAAATATAAGTAATGTACAATAAGGCTTATTTAGGAGTAACAACATGTCAAGAATGTACGGACCAGAAGAAAAGGCTAAATTGGAACGTTTGATTAATGAAGGCTCAACTGTATTACGTGAAGTTGAAGATTTACAAGAAGGCTTAAAAGAAACTGTTAAGGCCGTTGCAGAAGAACTTAATATTAAACCCAGCGTTATTCAACGTGCTATCAAAATAGCACACAAGGGTGACTGGAGTGCGTACAATGAAGATTGGGCTGAAATTGAAAGCATTTTAGAAGTTACCAAAAAGATTTAATGTTGGAAGTTCATGGATCATATAAGTAACGCAGTAATCGATGTCTATAAATGGGCTGAGAAAGATTTTAAAGAGTGGCCTCTTAGATTTGTTTTAGAAATCACAGCTTGGATTCTAAGTATTGTATGTGCAATCTGGATGGGTGCAACGTTACCAAACCCTCCATTTTTAATTCTGTATCCGTTGTTTATAGCTCAGTGTACCATATTTACTTGGGCTGCGTGGACTAGAAAAAGCACAGGTATGGTGGCGAATTATCTACTGCTAGTCACTATCGATGTGATTGCATTGATAAGACTGATAACTATACAATAAGAGTAAGGTATGATCAGCCACAAATGATCACTATGGTATTTGCGGGCCTTAAATCGCAAAGGAGAAAAAATGAGCTATGTAGACGCATGGTTCGACCGTGACAATGACGTTGTCAAAGTGGTTGAACGCAACAAAGACGGTAAAAGAGAATATAGAGATATTCCTGCCCGTTACACATTTTATTACGAAGACCCCAAAGGCAAACACCAATCAATATATGGTACACCGGTAACAAGGGTTGTTTGTAAGTCACAAAAAGATTTTCACAAAGAACTAAAAATCAACAGCCATAAAAAGATTTATGAGGCTGATATCAATCAAATATTTGTCTGTCTAAGTGACAATTACCTAAACAGTGAACCACCAAAACTGCACGTAGCATTTTTTGACATTGAGGTCGACTTTGATCCGGAAAGAGGATATGCAAGTCCAGATGATGCATTTATGCCCATTACTTCTATTGCAGTACACTTACAATGGTTGAACACTTTAATTTGTTTTGCGGTCCCGCCAAAAACACTGACCAAAGATCAAGCACAAAAAACTATAGAGGGTATTCCAGATACTATACTTTTTGATACTGAAGCAGAAATGCTAGATGCATTTCTAGATCTTATTCAGGATGCAGACATTATCAGTGGCTGGAACAGTGAAGGATATGACGTACCTTATACTGTAAATCGTGTAACAAAAGTTCTAAGCAAAGAAGATACAAGACGTTTTTGTTTGTTTGATCAATTTCCTAAACGCCGAGAATATGAAAAGTATGGTAAAACTGCTGTAACTTATGACTTTGTAGGTCGTGTACACTTGGATAGTTTGGAGCTATATCGCAGGTATACATACGAAGAACGTCACACATATCGATTAGACGCTATTGGTGAAATGGAAGTTGGTGAGAAAAAAGTTGCCTATGAAGGTACATTGGATCAATTATATAACAATGATTTTCGTAAGTTTATTGAATATAACAGACAAGATACTGCACTACTAGACAAGTTAGATAAAAAACTAAAATTCCTAGATCTAGCCAACACATTGGCACATGAAAACACCGTGCTATTACAGACTACAATGGGGGCTGTAGCAGTTACAGAACAGGCCATTATTAATGAGGCTCATCGCAGAGGTTTCGTTGTTCCTAGCAGAACTAAAATGAGTGAACGTGAAGATACTGCGGCGGCAGGTGCTTATGTTGCGCATCCTAAAGAAGGACTACAAGACTGGGTTGGCTCGTTAGATATTAACAGTCTATATCCCAGTGCCATTCGTGCGTTAAACATGGGTCCAGAAACTATTGTAGGACAACTGCGTCAAACAATGACTGAAGAATACTTACAAAGTCAACAAGCTAAGGGAAAGAGTTTTGCTGCCAGTTGGGAAGGTAAATTTGGCAGTGATGAATACACTGCTGTGATGAATCGAGAAGTTGGCACAGAAATTATTATTGACTGGGAAGAAGGCGGTTATGATGTTCTCAGTGCCGCAGAGGTGTACAAATTAATTTTTGACAGTAATCAACCATGGATGATCAGTGCCAATGGCACTATCTTTACATATGAAAAAGAAGGTGTAATACCTGGACTTCTTAAACGTTGGTATGCTGAACGTAAAGAGATGCAGGCCAAATTAAAAGATGCTATTAAAGCGGAGAATAAAGTTGAAGAAGAATATTGGGACAAAAGACAGTTGGTTAAAAAGATTAACCTTAACAGTCTTTACGGTGCTATCCTTAATCCTGGTTGCAGGTTTTTTGATAAGCGCATTGGACAGTCAACTACACTCACAGGACGTCAAATTGCCAAGCACATGGCTGGTAAGGTAAACGAAATTGTAACTGGTGACTATGACCATATAGGCAAAGCAATTATATACGGTGACACAGATAGTTGTTACTTTAGTGCTTATAAAACACTGAAAAAAGATATTGACAGTGGAGCACTACCTTGGAATAAAGAAACTGTAGTATCATTGTACGATCAAATTGGTAATGAAGTTAACAATACTTTTCCACAATTTATGTTAGATGCTTTCCACTGTCCAAAAACACGTGGTGAAGTTATTAAAGCTGGACGTGAAATTGTCGGTAGTAAAAGTTTGTTCATTACTAAAAAACGGTATGCAGTATTGTATTATGACAAGGAAGGCAAACGTACAGATGTAGATGGAAAAGCTGGTAAGATTAAAGCTATGGGACTAGACCTTAAGCGTAGCGATACTCCAGAATTCATTCAAAACTTTTTAAGTGATGTACTTGAGATGGTTCTTACTGGTAAAAACGAAAAAGAAGTATTAGACTTTATTACAAAATTTAGAACAGAATTTAAAAGCAGGCCTGGCTGGGAAAAGGGTAGTCCAAGACGTGCCAACAATATCACTGAGTATGATGCTAAAGAAAAAAAGCAAGGCAAAGCAAATATGCCTGGCCATGTTCGTGCCAGTATTAATTGGAATACTTTAAAACGTATGCACGGCGACAAATACTCAATGAATATTACTGATGGTGCCAAAGTTATTGTTTGTAAATTAAAGCAAAATCCACTTGGATTCACTAGCGTGGCGTATCCTGTAGATGAATTACGTTTACCACAATGGTTTAAAGATTTACCATTTGATCACGACGAAATGGAGTCTACTATCATCGACAATAAACTAGAAAATTTAATTGGTGTCCTTAAATGGGATATTGCCAGCACAGAGGAGAAGAACACGTTTAATAAACTGTTCGAATTTTAATATGAAAATAATTTTAGCAGGATACGGATTTGTTGGCAAGGCTGTTAAAAATGCTTTTAAAAATAAACATCAGATTGACATTGTTGATCCTAAATACAGTAGTAATAAAATAAAAGATTTTATAGATGCTGATGGATTAATGATTTGTGTCAATACACCTTCAAATAAAGATGGTAGCTGTGATATATCTAATGTTTTAGACGTTTTGGATCAAACACCGATTCATATCCCTATTATGATAAAAAGCACTCTTACACCGGATAATGCAGAAAAAATATTAAATCGATACCCAGATCATAGTATTGTTTTTTGTCCAGAATTTTTAAGAGAAATAAGCGCGAACGATGATTTCATAAATCAAAAATATATAATAATCGGCGGTGATGATCCTTTAGATTTTTGGCAACTGCTGTTTAAAGAAACTTTACCTAATTTAAAAATCGTTCATACGTGCAGCGAACAAGAAGCTTGTTTGGTAAAATATGCTATAAACAGTTTTTTAGCAACTAAGGTAAGTTTTTTTAATCACATTTACGACATTTGTCAAACAGCAAATTTAGATTTCAGTTCTGTTAGACAGTTAATTTGTCAAGATCAGAGAATCGGTACTGGACACAGTATGGTTCCCGGTCTAGATGGAGAACGTGGCTGGGGAGGACATTGCTTTCCTAAAGATACACAAGCTCTAATACATTATGTACATTCATTAGGTCAAAATTTTGATTTATTAGAAAGTACTATTGAATATAATAATAGGATTAAGAATGAAATCTTATGACGCAATAGTTTTAACAGAAAGCGGACACCCTGATCTTTTGTATAGAGGATATGGGGCTCATCGAATAGCCAGCCATCTTAGAGACAATGGATACTCTTGCCTTGTTTTAGATTTCTGTGCTGATTTAACCTTTGATAAATGGCAAGAAATTTGTAACTACGCTGTTGGTGAAAATACAAAGCTGTTAGCAATCTCATCAACATGGCTTCCTTATAGAAATAAAAATACTCATGCTGTAGGAAAATTAGTAAACAAATCTGCCAATAAAGACACAACGTTAGAATCTTTATATCCAAATAAAGGATTTATTTACGACTTAGTTAAAAATGATGTCAAACCTTGGTTTGATCTTATTAAAAGTAAAAGCCCTAAATTAAAAATTTTAATGGGTGGACCAAAAATTGATTTTTATTCTGATATACCAGTTGATCATTTTATTGTTGGTTTAGGTGAAACACAACTAATGGACTTTTTAAAAGATAGAAAAAGAATATGGCCTAAATATATTAATCATGACGAAAATGCTCAAGGACCAAGTTGGGATTTTGCCTTAAGTTCTACATACTATCAACAAGAAGATTTTTTAAATCCTAATGAGACATTATCATTAGAATTCACTAGAGGTTGTAGATTTAAATGTGCGTATTGTTCATTTCCATTAATAGGACAGAAAAATTTTGCAAAGTATATTAAAGATAAGGATGTACTATACAGAGAGTTAATGGAAAATTATGATAAATGGGGTATTACGAAATATTGGTGTGCTGACGATACATTAAATGATTCTGTTGAAAAATTAGAACACATTGAATCAGTAACACGTAGATTGCCATTTAAATTTAAAATGAGGGCTTACACACGTTTAGACGTAATGGTTACGCAACCACAACAATTAGATTTACTTAAAGAAATAGGATTAGTATCTACTTGGATTGGTTTGGAAACTTTACATGACACAGCCAGTAAAATTGTTGGTAAAGGGATGGATCCAGAAAAACGTAAAGACATGTTGATAGAGATGCGTAAAAAATGGGGGCATGACATTTATTGCGATGCTGGATACATTGTAGGATTACCATACGAAAATTCAGAATCAGTAAAAAGTGCTGTTGAATTTAGTTTAGAAAAAGATAATGTTATTGACCATTTACAATTACAACCGTTAATTTTAAATCCTAAAAATGATAATTTACCATATACTGCTAGAAGCGACATGGATTTAAACTATAAAAAATATGGTTATGATATACCAGACATGTCCATGCCAAATCTATGGACTAAAAATGATGGCACTGACATATCTAGTATGAAAGATGCAGTTGAGTTATCAAATAAGTTGCAATCATATCTAAGTCAACACGAAGATCCAAGACCGTCTTTCGATTTACTAGTAAAAGATATGAGTTCTGAAAAATACTATCAATCTTTGATACAATTCCTAAAGGAAAAGCATTGACTTTAATCAAAAATTCACATAAAATAACACAAGGAGACCTTTTATGAAAGACATTTTACAAGACATCGTAGCACATACACACAGCCTGGGGTTTTTACCCCTAGTAAAAGTAACTGGTGAAGATACCGCTACTACAATTGAATCTATGGCCGAAGATCGAAGCGTTATTGTGAACGCAAAGACACATGCACCTGTATCAGAGTTTAGTGGCGTATTTGGAATGCCAAATTTAGATAAGCTAAATTTACATCTTAAAAATCCCGAATACAAAGAAAACGCAAAAATTGAAGTGGTAGTTTCAAACAGAAACGGTGCAGATATTCCTACTAGTTTACACTTTGAAAATTCAACAGGCGATTTTGTAAACGACTATCGTTTTATGAGCACTGAAATTATCAACGAAAAACTTAAAAGTGTTAAGTTCAAAGGAAGTGGTTGGGATATCGAGTTTGAGCCGAGTCTAAATGCTATTCAAAGGCTTAAATTACAAGCCGCAGTACACAGCGAGGAAACTGTTTTCCAAGTAAAAGTTGAAGATGAAAACTTAGTATTTTCTTTTGGTGATGCTAGTACCCATGCAGGTAATTTTGTTTTTCAACCCAATATTAATGGTAAACTGAAACATGTTTGGTCTTGGCCAGTACAACAAGTTATTGCTATTTTAAGTTTAGATGGTAAAAGCACAATGCGTATTACTGATCAAGGTGCTATGCAGATCAGTGTAGACAGTGGTATTGCAGTATATGAATACATTTTACCAGCACAAAGCAAATAATGAACACAGATTTGACATCGACACAAAATGACTATGCAAAGTTTTTACCTGCAACCAGTACTTTTTACGCCACATTTATAGGTAAACAACGTCATTTTAACTACGTAGATCCGTCACGTATTCCACCATCATTTCAACACGGTGCAGAAAGTCTAAACTACTTAGACCCAGTTAAAGGCGCTTTTCATTACGAATGGTGCTTATACTCAGCAGGTCATGCAAACTTAGACTTAAACAAATTTGACCCTAAAGAAGATATGTTTCGTAATAGAGACAGAAAAACTAGTTGGGTGTTAGGTGACAGTGGTGGATTCCAAATAGGTAAAGGCAAGTGGCAAGGCGATTGGGACAATCCCAATTGCCCTAAAGCTATGAAAAAGCGTAAACAGGTTTTAAACTGGATGGACACGCTAATGGATTATGGAATGATTCTAGATATTCCTAGTTGGGTGGCGAAAAATCCAGACAGTCCCAAACTAATTGGTATTAGCAGTTATGCTGAAGCAGTAAACGCCACATACATAAACAACGACTATTTTATTAATAATCGTAATGGTAACTGTAAGTTCCTAAACGTTCTACAAGGTGAGAATCATCAACAGGCAGATGATTGGTATGATCGTATGAAAAAATACTGTGATCCAAAACAGTATGCAGATCGACATTTCAATGGTTGGGCAATGGGTGGTCAAAATATGTGTGACATTGAACTGGTGTTGCGCAGACTTGTTGAACTACGTTTTGATGGTCTTTTAGAACGAGGCAAACAAGATTGGATGCACTTTTTAGGCACGAGTAAATTAGAATGGGCTGTGTTACTAACAGATATTCAACGTGCTGTTAGAAAATATCATAACGAAAACTTTAGTATCAGTTTCGACTGCGCTAGTCCTTTCCTAGCAACTGCCAACGGTCAAATTTATATACAGACTGAAACAGAAGATCGCAAAAAGTGGACTTATAGAATGACTTCTAGTGCAGACGATAAAAAGTATGCACATGATACACGTTTATATAAAGATGCGGTTATACAGGATGGTATTTTAAATGTATTTGAATCTAGTCCAATTATTGATCAAATTAAATTAAATGAAATTTGTATATACGGACCGGGTGATAAAAACAAATTTGGACAAATAAACAAGACTAGCTGGGATAGTTTTAGTTACGGTATTATGATGGGGCATAATGTTTGGCATCATATTAATGCTGTGCAAGAAGCCAATCGCCAATATGATTTAGGTAAATGTCCGAATATGTTGGTTGATGAAAGATTTGATCGTGTATTCTTCAAAGATATTGTTGAGGCACTTTTTGCCACTAGCGATAAAGGCACAGCATTAGCAATTATTGATGAATTTAAATTCTTCTGGAATAGGGTAATTGGTACTAGAGGTGCTAGTGGTAAAAAAGCTATCACAGCCGATACTATGTTTATCAATCTATTTGACGTTGTCGAGGACAATAGTGTACAATCTACGAACACAGGCGATCACGGTGAAGATTTCACTGATGACGAAATTGATAAACTTGAACAACTCGAAGAAACAGTAG